CCATATGGTATTCTTATTTTTGGAAGTTCTGGTGTTGGAAAGACTGCAATTGCTAATGCTTTGACGCGCTATGTCCTTCAAGTTAATGGATATGATTATAGTCCTCATGCTGTAACATCCATGAACATGGAGGATAAATATCAATCTGAATATGGAACTCAACATCAAGGAGTTATTTTTGATGATATTTGCAACACTGCTTTGGATCGTGTGGATGGTTCACCTACATTGCCAGTCATTATGTTCTTGAACAATAACACGATGGCTGCTTTGAATGCTAATGCAGAAATGAAGGGAAAGATTATGATTGAGCCTGCAGTTGTTACTGCTACGACAAATGTTAAGGATTTATTATCTAATCAATTGTCAAATGAGCCTCTTTCTATTAATCGTAGGTTTGAACTTACTATCACTCAAAGGGTAAAACCTGAGTATTGTAAGCCTGGAACTGCAATGTTGGATAGCTCAAAGGTTGCCCACATGTCTGAAGCTCAATTTCCTGATTATGCTCTTTTCACCGTTGAAGAACCTCGTTATAGGGAAAACTCAACTGGAGACAAGTTTAAGTCAGGAAAAACACAAAACATTGTTTTTGTACCTCGAGAATTTGAGGGGAAGCCATTGATTGATGTTGATATCAAGACGTTGTTGCGTTTTATGATGAAAGATTCTGAAGAGCATTTTGCACGACAGAAGGCATTTGTCCAAGCGCAACGTAATTTGGCGGATATGCCATTATGTCCATGTGGAATGCCAGAGGGTATGTGTGAATCTTGTCCTTTGGATTCCCAAGCTGGTATTCCTAATATTGGTGAGGTTGTAGAATATCTTACTGCGTTGGAAATTCGAATTATGGCATGGGTGAATGCTTGCATGCAGTCTCTTATTATTTCTCGTTTTGGTTCTGCAATTATTGCTTATTTTATGCGAGGAAAACTTAGAGAGATTGTTATGAATAGCATTGGATACTATTTGGTGTGCGTATTTATGACATTAGGTTATGATGCTGTTGTTCATGTGAGAGGATCTTGGATGATTCTTATGTTTACAATAGTGTATTTGTCTTATGTCATTATTCGCTTCTATATGCTTCGTCGTTTTGTTATTAGGAAGTATGCAAATATTCCTTTGCCTTCTCAATACATTCGTGAATTGAGTTGGGGTACAAAGATGAAAATTGTGTATTTCTTGATTTCTATTGGCATTTGGAAAGTTTTGGTTGAGTTAGCTCGTCGGTGGAAAGTTTTGCCTACCGCACAAGCTGCTACTCCTATTGCCTTACAACCAGACGCTAAGTCATGGCAAAAAGATACTGAGTTTTGGGATACTCATTCTCGTGAGCGTCAATATCAATTTGGAGATGCTGGTATTAGTGAGAAATCTCGAACAATAACATGTGAAAATTTCGTTAAACTAATTGGTAACAGACTAATGATTGTTGTCAAGGAAAGTGGCGAGTTTTGCAATGTTGTACCGTTACAAAGCAATGTTTTGTTGTTGCCTAATCA